GCGATACCAAATTTAAGGGAAATTCCCACCCCGACCCTCCTTTCGGTGGTCGGTCCCTCCACGCGTCTCAGACGCGGAGAAAGTATATCTTAACAAGAATCAATAAAGAATTCCGGTTTATAGCACTATACGTTTGGTTTTAGCCTTCTTAGGCGCTGATCCATAATCCTTCATCAGGACATGGTTCGACCTTTGAATATGACTATCAGCAGACATATTGTGATCTATTTCCTTGAAATTTCTATGTTGATCTCGAAGATCAGTGCAAAATATCGCACTGGCTAGAGTATAGACAGATATCTTCTTAAAGCCTACAACACCACGCTCTGAAAAAGGATCGGAACTTAAACTGATCTGATTTAACATATCAGAGTCCCTTTCCCCACGAACATAAATGGAGTAAACAGGATACACATAATCACTCTTTAGCCGCTTTTTAAAACTGCGACCAACAGCAACATATGTATCGAAGACACCACCCTCAAAGCCAGATCGCTCAAGTTTCCTTGACCGCCTGAGTGAATGGCTACCGATTAGGTGACCATCCCCATATCCATCAGGGCCCCATAAAATCAAGGGCTCTGGGATAAATTCCAATGCAATAGCGGCTAAGTCAAACAAGCCGTTTCTTACAAAGAAATTATGCATTGAGAATAATGTTTGGCACGTATATGTACGAGTTACATAAAACGGCCGAATATCTGTCCCGAAAAGGAAGTCTGCACCGCATGACTCTCTAAATGGACCTGTTGCAAATGATTTCTTAGTATTAACCAAAAAGCCACAAGCTTCAAGTACTTTGATAGTCAACTCATTCGCTTCAGTGGGACATATAATATCGTCACCATAAACCCGAACGAGGGAAGTATCCACGTTAAGATACTTACAAGCAGACATAGTCAGACTCCAAAACAACAGTGACTCAAGTTCGAAGATATAGGCATTACCCATACCGCCGAATCTTTCAAGCACGTGCGTTTGGCCGTCAATTACCATCGATTCAGACCGCCCATATTCTAAAAAGGCGGCCCAATCCGAAGGTAACTGATCCCAAACAATCCAGCGACTAATGAGATCACTGGCCGAGACTAAGTCTAGTGTTGCCACTATACCTGTTTCGGACCCTAGCTTCGCTAGAGCTTGATTAGGATATTGGTCTGACAAATCCAAACCCACTCGTTTCAAGATTCCTTTCAACCACAGTCCGACCGCCTTTTGAAAGAGGCCGTTTAATAACTGTTGTGTTTCAATGAATCTATCAATGAGTGAATTTTTCGAAACTGTCCCACCCTTACTAGGAGCAATATCTACCGACACGTAAAACGTTTCTAATGTTTCAAATGTACTATGGCAGTATGCTAAATGGGGAAGCTCTTCTAAGAGCTCCCTCACAATAGGAAGGAGAGACGTACTACACTCTAGTCTGCAACTCAGCTTAGCGCGTGCGCTCGTGAGTTGCTGCTCTGTGCTAGTTACGCTCCCAGGTCCAAAATGGAATTTTAACTCAGATAAGGTTGGAACATCACCAAGAAGCCAAGCAATTTTTTCGCGAGAGTAGTACAATACTGACTCCACGTCCCCCGGAAGGGGAGCTTCGACTTCAACAGGAAATGTTCCATTAAACCAACGATTGATACAGTCTTCCGTATCCATCCGTTTATTCATCTGAGCACAACGCACCTCTGCTTGAAACATTTTCTCAATAGCGGCTTTGCGACGGTCCACACCAAAATCCAAAAATTCTTGTTTTGCAACAAAAGCTTGAATCTGGCGGGCCATAGCAAAATCTTCTACTGTAAAGTGCCAAGTGTAATCGAATTTAAATTCGATCAAACGGAGTAGCTCCCGATCCCTTACCATACAATAAAGCTGGTGAGAGAGAGGACCACCCCGGAGGGCGCAAGCCTGGGATAGCTTATCCAACAATTTGTAAAACTCTTTGTTGGTACGTTTATCTAGAAAGGACATATCATACTCCAATATAATAAGAATCCAGGGGGATACCCCTGGTCCATTTACAATAAATTAAGAAGCGAGGATTAAATCACCAAAAAGCTGAACAAACGGAGCAGTAGAACCACTGAAGGCCCCACCGGCTGACGCTTGGCTCAGGAAACCAGTAGCTGTAGTAGCTGTGGCACCTTGAACTAATCCTATCATCAATTTGAGAGTGTTAAGCCGATCTGCCTTAGTAGATCGCGCATTCGCAAACATCGTTAAGATGATTGGAGTAGCATACGCAACCTTCGGTGGAGCGACGTAACCATATGATGTGCCCGACGTGCCAAGAGTTTCCATTGCAGGAACTTCTAGCTTCACGGAGATCTTCCATTGGCCATTCTTTTGTTTTTCAATTGATTGAGTCAGCCGAGGCTGACCATCAATCGGAACACCATTTATCGAACACCGCCAAAAGGGATTTGGGGTATCGGTAATTGGGTAGAATGTCAACTCAATGGGAGTTGCCGCGTCGTCTTTGACAAGTAAATTTGTCATTGTAGCCATTTGAATAGCCTATAAAACAGACTGGGCGTCTGTAAACCTGCCGAATGAACGGCGATTGTTATGTATCTTTAAGGACTTATGGAAAAGTCCAGATGGTGCACTGTTTAAAGGAATGAGCGTTTTAGGCCCACCAAACAATTGCTGTGTCATCAAGGCAGCTGCGTTTGTTATATGCAGCGGAGATAAAGCCTTGTCCAAGGGTTTAAAAGAAGGGGATGGAATAGAAAAGGCAGAAAAGCCTGAACCAACCGTCCTCTTTACAACTGTGGCATGATAACGGGCTGTACAACCACGATAATAAGTGGGGTTTAAAACTTCCCCAATCGTGAGAATATCAGCGGATTCCGTTTTTACCCAGGACCCTTTCAAAATAGGAAGAATATTCAAAACATCAAGATACGTTCCAATTGGAAGAAACCAATCGACAACGAATGACCAGGGGGTAATTTCCCAAGCCACTCCTAATGGGTCAACGAGGCCTAAACTTCTAGCCTCAGAGAGCTCCTCTGTTAGTACATATTTGTACACAACTCTAATGGTCCTGTTTCCAAAACCACTATAGTTGGACGGAGAAGTTGAAGTATTTATGACATCTATATTCCTGGCACCAGTGCGAAGCGTCTCAACCCTTGGAGGGTTATGACGGTCCGCAATGAATTTAGCACTGTTATATGCATCACTCATTAATGGTAACCAGCCATATTGCAATTCGAGCCATCTACCAGAAATGTCCGTTACGGACAGTTTGGTTCGACTCGCATGCTTGGATACTCCCAGTCTTCGGGCAGCAGAAGAAAAATTGCCGCGCCGTAGGTCGAGAATACTTCCACCAATGGTCTTCATTGCTCCTAATACTGTCCCCATGGCTTGTCGCGATTCGCCGAGTGCTTTACCAAGATGGAAATCATGGTTACGCACTTTACCGACTAATTTCGCTTGAGCTTTAAGAGTCAGATCATTAACAATTTCAGAATTTAAATAAGGACTACCACCTCCGCCTATAATCATATAGACATTGGGATAATCCTTACTTGGATTTCCACTGTGTTCTTGACGGGTCATATCGTAATTGTGTTCAACAATCACTTTAAACCCATGTTCGTTCACGATGTACTTTCCGTCAGAACCCGACCAATCTTTAAGGAAATAATTACCTGAATCGATAGTAGAATTTTGACTACCAGTGGTCATAAGTCCCCCTGAATCTCAGGAGGGGCACACGGTATAACGTCAAGCAGCTTGAAAAAGTCGCTAGCGAGGGACGTTAACTCTCGCTCGAAACCAGGATAAACATGTAATATTACAACTAAGATAATAAGTGACAATTTCACGGCCTACTCCCTAGTGGGAATAGCTGTTCATAAGTGTAACTTAAATTAGTCTGGAAGATATCAATCTCATATTCCCCACTATTGACATCAATATAGTATCTGATGTTAATGGAGATGCCCAATTCGTTTGTAGTGATGCTTGCGCATCCACGAATAGGATTATACGATAGCCCGACTCCAAAAGAGACGGGTATTGTACAATCAGAAAGACACGCGGACTGCGTGCCTTCGACGTAGTCTTTAATAAATGACACGTCGGGCATGGATTTTGGAAAATGAGAAATTTTCATGATATACTCCGGTAAATTACTGACC